GGCACTTGAAGCGGTTTCGGGGTCTACGTACTTTGAAAGGCCAGACCGTACCCACAACTGTTGATTGTTTTTCTCTTAAATCAGCAGTTCGTCAATGCTTCCCCCGGTACCTTCCGGAATTAGGGGAGCTATCAATCAAGACAGCCGCGAAAATCGTTCGGCGGCCGTGCAAGTTTTGTTCATCTCAGATGGACGGCTTGGTTGATACCTGGGAAAGAGAATTGTTCGAAGCGAAGGTCGAACCTCTCAGTGAGAGAGAGGTTACGATGCTAACACGCGCACTGCGGATGAACGTACCGCAGGGGTGGGACAAAAGAAAAGGAGATGCCTATATCCCGAATGGGCATGCGACGTCGTCGCACTCACGGTGTGAGGGTGGCAATTGGAATGAGGAAGGGTTTTCACAAGCTGCGGAACCAGGCGCGGTCTTCTCGTCTGGCAAGCCCAGGATTGTAACTATGTACAGCAGTTACAATACGGAAACTCTTACTCCTCTTCACAATGCCCTTTATCGGAGTCTCAAAAGGAAGGGATGGCTTTTGGTTGGGGATCCGACCCCTGACAAAGTCAGACAGCTAAATGGTGAGGGTCCGTACATGTCGTTCGACTTTAAGAAGGCGACAGACAGAATCAAATCCGAGGTAACTCGGCTTGCCATAGCTGTCCTCAAAGAGAAGGCAGAGAGATTGACGTTTGAGGAACAGGCGTGCCTTGACGTCCTCGGAGAGCTTCGGCTCGAAGAGGATGGCCCTGTTGCACCGAGGGGACAGCCGATGGGAAGCGTGATGAGCTTTCCGTTGCTGTGTCTCCTCAATAAAACCGTCGTTGATCTCGCTCTCTGGGATCTCTGCGAGAAGAAGGAAATCTCGTTCAAGGAATGGACGAGTCATCGCTGTCTCATCAATGGCGATGATCTCTTACTGCGATCACCTACCCCAAACTCGGCACTGTATAGCGAGTCGCACGTCAAGTGGGGGTCGATCGTGGGCTTCGAGGTTAACACTGAGAAGACCATGGTCGATGAAGAAAAGGGAGAAATCAATTCCACCCTTTTCGTCAACGGTGAGTTGAAAAAAAAGACAAATTTAGCCGCACTTTACATGGCCCGTGAGACGGCCGATGTAGCGCGTTGCGCTTGGCAGGCGACAACATCTGTCAAGGAGTTCAGGAGGGTTATGAGGCTGAACGCGAAGCTCCTCGCTTCGCAGGAAGTTAAGTTTCCGTCGTGGATTCCGTGGCATCTAAAGCTGTCGCTCTTCGGTGATGCTAAGATCCGGAGGGCTTTAAAAGCGCAACCAGGTTCGACGAGACCTGCGGTGAGGAATCTTTTTCCAGTTGTGACCCGGCCGGCGGGCTATGACTTGTCACTGGAAGAAGAGTCTGTTGCAATCCGTGCAGAGGTTGCACGCAAGAGAGAGAGCAAGGCCTACCTCGGTAGGTGGTGCGACTTTGAAGGTTACAAGAGGAAACCTTTGGTTTGGGACGCTAAACCTCTCTCTGCGTGTTACGCACCTCCACGGAAAGACCAAGACGAGAAAGTACTGAGCGCCTGCGCTCGTCATTGGGAGAACAAAAGAAAAGCAGCGCTAGCCGAGGCGGATCCCCCACCAGTGGGGGTGAAGCTGTTCGTTAGGGACCTTCCCCTCGGGTTCGCTTTGGTTGACACCATTAGAGCCTGGCGCCAGGGGCGTGTGAAAGATAACCTTGCTGCTTCTAGTGGCGACGAGATTGTTGGCAACGACGATTTTGTCCCTCTAGAGGTGGGCCTGCCGGAGCAGGCGTCGTCCGATCACGG